GCGAGTTCCGACTGATTCATCACGATTTCCGTCATCTCCTTCCTTCCCTCCTTCATTTGATGACAAGCCGATAATTCCGAAGCATTGTGCGCGGCTCTGCAGGCGTCGGCGTGATGCTCGCGTCCAACCCCAGCAGCCAGCGTTTGATGAATGTCGCTTTTCCGACCGCTTCACGCATTACCAGATGCGCCGCAGTGCCGCTCGACCAGCCCATCTCCGGCGCGATCTGCGCGAGGTAGCGATACTTCGCGTCGAGCAGCCCGCGGATGATCACCCCCTCATCGGTCATCTCCAGTGCGCCGTAGCCGACCGGTTCCTCAATCAAGATAACCCCCGACGCGGTTTTGACGGGCTGCGCGTGGTTCAACCAGATCGGAGTTTCGCGCAGTCGCCCGAAGTCGGTTTCTTTTGTGAAAAACTCGTTTTCGAGGTCAACGGCGTCGGGAGTGCCGAATACCACCAGCAACCCCTCAACATCGCCCGTCTCGACCGCCTTCAGCGCCGCGCCGGGCGCGGTCTGCCACTCCATTTCCTCACCTCCCCTTCAGCACCGCGATTGCTTCCTTCTTCGCCGCTTCCGCCGCGTCCCGCACCGACGCCCAGCGTCCGCGATGCACGCGCACTTGCGGCATTCCGTAGACGTAGCGCGCATACGACGCGGTGTTCTCGACGATCCGCGACGTTTTCGACAGTTTCTTGATCCGCAGCTTCTGCCGCAAGTTCCCCGTTCGCCGATACCGCGATCCGGCGGGCGGGGGCGGGTAGACCTGCATCACGCTGTGCGCCGCCGCCGCGCCCGCGTCAAGCGCCGCCTCAATCTGCGCCGAACGCGGCAGCAGTTTGTGCAGCGCGTTGTCTACGTCAACAGAAACACTAAGCCTCATTCTTCCTCACCAGCCTTACGCCGCACCGACAACGCGGGTGCGCCGGGGGCCCGCTCCGCCCGCCCCACTCGTCCTCGCGCTTGCCGTGGAGCGCGCCGCAGATCGGGCACACCCGCTCGTCGTTTGCGGTTTCCCAGATCATCACGTACTCCAGATTATGCTCTGCGCGCATCCCTTCACGATACGCCCGCACGCCCGCGGTCGCCGCTTCGGTTGCAGCGGTAATCGCGACGGTCTCGGCGCGCTTCGCACCGACGACGGGTTCTATCATCTGGATGAGTTCGGCGCGATCCGCCCCCGGCATCCGACGCCAAGCAGCAACCGCGCGGGCGATGTAGTCGCGGGTGTACGGATAGAGCAACTCCTCAACTTGCCGCCGTGTCGCTTCTTCCGCCCAGTCTGCGAGCAGCGCATCGACGTTGACCGCAACGCCGATTTCCGCCCGCATCTCATCTGCGAACAGACGCGCAATCGTCTCGATATTGCGGCGCATCGCGGGATAGAGCGTCTCGCCGAACATCTGCGCCGTAATCTCGTCTGCGCCGTCGAGCATTACCTGACGTAGTTGCAGAAACGCGCGCTTGAGATCGCGGTACAGTTGCACCTCGTGCGGCATCAGTTCCGGTTCGGCTTCGTCTTTCTTCAGCGACTTCGCTTCAACGTCCGCCGGCTCCTCACTTACCGCGCCGTTGACGCCCGCCAGCCGCAACGCCGTTCTTACGTCGAGACCGGCAGCCACCGCCTCGCGCGCTATCGCCAGCCGGTTACGCAGGCGCAGCAGTTCTTGGTCTGCCGCGTCCTCAACGAACTGCGGCAGATCGAGACGTGCGCGGGCTTCGTTCAGCGTCAGCACCGGTTGTCCGGTCAAGCGCTGGATCGCCTCTGCCTTCTCCAACTCCGAGTTCTGCACCGCGTCGATGCGCGCCTCGTTGCAGCGTAAAATCTGATTGTACGCGGCAAAATGCGGTTGCAGCATCGCCGCAATTTCGCGTGCTCTGGTCAGTATTGTGAGAAGAACAAACGTTTGGTAGTCGCGCAGCGCGGTTGCGTAGTTGCTGGCGTTACTGAAGACCAACGACATCGGAACCTGGAACGCAGTGAGCATCAATTCCGCCGCGCGCTGGAGCAGTTCCGGCTGAATAACGTCGGAAAGTTTGTCGCCCAGCGTCACCGTCTTTATCTCGCTCGACAGCGCGAGGTGCCGGAACGCATTGCGGATACCGCTGACCAACTGCCGCAACCACTGCTCGAACCGCGACCGCTCGGCGTCGGTGGGGCGCTGGGTGAACATCCACACCGTCGGGCGCACCGCGCCACGCTCGAAATATGCGCTCTGGTACCGCTCCGCCGCAAGCAGTGTGCGGGCTTGCAGCAGCGCAGTCGTCACCAGACCGACGCCGGGTTCAACCTCGCTTCTTACGGACGGCTCCCAGATGTGCAGTAGTTCTGTTTCCGGCTCAAGCCGCACTTCTGTGTTGTTCACGCGGCGCGTAAATCCGACCAAGCCGCGTTTCGCGTCGGTGATCGGGGTGATGGTGCGGGGGTGCAGACGACGCAGACCAAGCGACGCTGCGGGGTCGCGCAGGAGATACGCCGCGCCGTAGAGACACAAATCAATCTCAATCCCGCGAATGAGCGCCGCCAACCTCTCTGCGTCAAACGCGACCAGCGTACCGCGCCGGGTGGTGATCTCCCACGGCAGCGACGCGAGGGCGTTGGCGCGCAGCGTCACCGCCGTCCGCACCACCGCAACACGCTCATACGCCACCTCAACATCAACCGCGTCGCCGTCGCCGGTGAACACGCTTGTCCACGCGGTCGGAAGAAAATCTTCAAGGTTCAGCGCCTTGATCTCGTAGCGCTCGCTCTGCGACAGCACCAGTTGTGCAACCGCTTTAGACATCAAACAACACCTCAGCGCCGCGCGCCGCGCCCCACACCGCCAGCGCCAGCGCAATCACGCCGTCGTCGTGACAGCCTTCCGGCGCACTGTAGCGCATCCGACCCGACGCGCCGATCTCGACGCTGTACATCTCTAACTCGTTGAGCAGCCAGTCCAATTCCGGCAGCACAATCGTTCGCTGCTCCAGCGCCAGCGTGAGGGTGTCAATCAACAGCGGCTTGCTGGCAGCGGTCGTTGTAAACGCCTGGACGGGCAGCCCGGCGCGCTGCAACTCTTCGATGTTCGGCGCGCCGATGCTGTTCGCCTCCGCAATCACCGCGCCGCACCCGTTCCGCTGCCAGAACGCCAGCAGCGCGCGGCGTTGGGTTGCGAAATCCACATCGACGAGACGTTCAACGTCAACGACGCAGCGCGTCTGCGGATCGAGCGCGGCGAATACGGTTGCGTCCTCGTAGCGCCCCCAGTCCACACCGATCACCGCTGCCTCGTTGCTGCGTTTGATCGCCCCGATGCACGCGCGGACGTTGCGGAACACCGCGCCGCCGTCGTCGAGAAACTCTGCGTCTAACTCTTGACGCGCGGCGCGTTCGGTCATTGCAGATCGCAGCAGCGCAATATCTGCCGGATCGAGACGCGGATTGTCACTCGTTGAACGCCGAACCGTCGCCCAGCGCGGGTCTTCTATCGCGCTCTGGTGGATACGCCAGAAATCCCCTCGCCCTTTCGGCGTCCCGGCGAGGATCGCGCGCCCACGCCGGTCAAGTAGCGCGGGGATCAGATTTTCGCGCCAGATTGTTTCGAGATTGCGCACCAACCCCGCCTCGTCCACCACAATCAGATCGTACCCCCGCGACCGTCCCGCGTCCTCATTGTCCAACGACCAGAACTCGACGCGCCCGCCGGTCGTTGTGTCAATCCGCCGTTCCGCTTTGTACTCGTCCGCAACCGGCGCGCGCAGTACGCGCCGCGTTTGCTCCCAGACCGGCAACATCAGTTTGTACGTCGGCGCGAAATACCCGACCGTCTGTCGCCGCACCAGCGCGGCTTCGACCAGCATTCGCGCCAGTAAATGAGATTTCCCCCACCGCCGCCCGGCGCGCAGATGCACGAACCGCGCGCTTCTGGTCTGTTCCGCAACGGCGCGTTGATCGGCGTGCAACTGGGGCAAGCGTATCTCATACCGTTTTGACGAACGCCGCTTCATCGACGATCACCAGTACGCTCTGATCGGCGTTCGGGTGTTCCTCGAACTGCGACAGAAACAGCCGCGCGGCGGCAACGCGCGCGCTTGCCGGCTCGTTGTCGTTGACAACGATCATAAACAGCGCACGCAACACCGCAGCGCGGGCTTCGTCTGTCAGC